ACTGCATCCCGCGGTCACGCAAGCTCTACACGCTCGATGGGCAGCCGATCGGGCATAGTCTGCCGTGGGACGGCGGCCCTGGAAGAATTCACTGGCGCGCCATTTGTAGCGGAACACTGATTACCACCGCCCGAGGTGACGTGCCGATTGAGCGGGTCAAAGTCGGTGAGCAGGTTTTAACGCACCACGGGCGATTTGCTGCCGTTACTGCGTGCAGATCGCAGAACTTCAAGGATGGGATCATTCGGATTATCCACACGGAATCCGGTCGGATTCTCAGGGCATCTGATGACCACCCGGTATTGGTGTCTGGTCGTGGCTGGAAATTCACTGGGGCAGTGAAAGTCGGAGAATACCTTTTCGGCAATACGGAAAAGTTTCCCGTAGTAACTCGTGGTCAATCCCCTATCGGCGCGGCATCGGAAAATTGTCCACCCTGCATTGACAAGGGCGAGATCGCGCTGAAGCGAGCGATTCAGCTTGTGGCCCCCAACGTCGATTTCAAAGGCGATCAGGAGGTCTGGTCTCGCGAAGTCGAGGATAGCGCAATCGATTTGATATTGCGTGATCCACCGACAATCGAAGACCAGGGCCGCTTGCATTATTTGCTCGCGCTGGCTGAGGCGCTGGAGCAATTGGGGCGCTACGGCTTTCGCAATCTTTTGTCGGACATGCTGAGGGATGGTGCTACCTCTATGCCGTTGGCTCATCCTTTTATAGACCCCATGCCGTCGTTTAGTCTCGTCAGAGCGCTCAATAACGCCGGGCATGTGCATAGGATTATGGGCGATCATGCGGGCAGAATGGGCAGCCAGGGCGGGGTGAGTTTCTTTCGTGAGTCCCCAAGACCAATGCTGTTGACCGGCAGGAAATACCCTATTCCCATTAGCGCAGTCAACCAGAGCTTGTTCTCTTCTGGATCTGGTGGGGATGTTGTTATACCTCGCGTATCTGGAAAGGGTTCCGTTCGCCAGGTTGTGTTTCCGTTCGATAGCACGGAGAGAATGACCATTTGTGATGTGTTCAGTGAGAATGAGCATCCGATGGGAAAGGTTTTCTTTGGGCATGATCGTATCGTAGCACTGGAAGTGCAGACATACAATGGCCGCGTGTTCGACCTTGAAGTACAAGGCGATTGCTCGTATGTGGCCTCTGGCATTGTCGTCTCAAACTGTCGCAGTCAGGCCGTGCCAGTAACCAAGTCATGGCAGGAATTGAGTGGCCGCCCACTTCAGCAAGCAGACGGCCAGACGCTGGACCGGCTCTTTCAGCAGAACTTGCGAGACCGGGGCTGGAGTGAGGAGCGGATCGCGACGGCAAGAAGGAATCAACAAGCTTCCATGAATGGGCAGGTGAGCGCCTCGCTGAGCTATCAAGACTGGTTCAAGACCCAGGGCAAAGATTTTCAACTTGAAGTGTTGGGGCGCGGAAGATATGATTTGTACTCGCAAGGGAAACTGACGGACTTGACTGACCTGGTAAGCCAGCGCGGCAATCCGCTAACGGTGCGGGAACTGAAACAGCAGTACGGAGTAGCAGCGTAAAGGAGATCCCCATGACTCTTAATGTGACCGTAACCGCGCTCGACCAAATGACCGGCCAACACTGGAACGGCTCGGCCTTTGTGGATGCAACCCTGTATTATGCCACGCTTGCGGTGACGGCCGCCGGCAGTGTGGAACAGGGGCAGATCAATCTCACCTCCCTGGCGCCCTTCGGCTGGACGGTGAACGATACAGGAACGTTGGCGATCGGGTAAAAGAATGGGCACAATCTTCTATGCCGTCAATCCCGAAACACAAAAGGCATACGAACTCGGGAAGGGGAACTGGATCGCCTTGTGCAAAGAGAACGACGAGTGGACGGCGGATTGCTCTCGCTTTGAGGCAATCTTACAAAAGATTTCCGATGAAATACTAGGCACAGCAGACCCAGAGTATAATGTAGAAATCGCAACGGCCTTGTGCGCTCTGGGTCCGTTCCTGCAGATTCGAGACGATCATGACGGCAGCAATCCAATAGCAGGACTGGAACTTGCCGGCAGTCGGTATAGGCCATGACCGCTGGGGCGTGGGTAAAATCATGAGCGACAATAAAAGCCTTCTGCAAATCCTCTGTGAAAAATTCTAACCTGCTGGAAGGATTCCAGTCATGCCCACGACCGCTATGCGGGCTCGAAGGAGATCATGATGGCAGCAACGAACTTTGATTGTGGGGCCTTGAACGAGGCGACCGTACAAAAAAGCGTCTACGACGGCAACGGCGTCTGGGCGGATTACGAGGATTGCTATGTGTACGAGGCCTATGCGCAGGTCAATCCTGCCGGGAATATCCAGAATGCCTCAATCTCTCTGCGCGCGAACGCAGTGCTGACCTGGGCGAAGACCGATGCGCTGGTGCTGAGCATCCCGTAAAAGGTTGCTGTCTTATGGTTCTTGAGAAGACGTTCAAGATGCCTTTTGGCACGCGCCATTTTAACTACAACCAGCGGGTCTGGATTGTGTATGAATCCGGCGCCCTGGCCTCTTATTGTTTTGGCAGATTGAGAGGCAAAGGCCGATGGGTCAGGGCATGGGTCCGCTACGACATAAAAAGAAGGGCAGTGCCAGACATACGGGATTGCGATGTGACTGAAGAATTCTCGAAGGGTATACATAGAAAAGAGCCGTGGGATGAGCACGGATTTTCTCGATAAAAAGAATCATCCCCGTGCTAAGCATTCCATGACGGGATGAGTGTACTCCATGAACGAAAATAAACACAAACACATGCCCTTCGTCCATCGTCCTTTGCCTGACCTTCATAAAATACGGCTTACGGATATCGCTTTTGAGAGAATCGCGTTTCACAATCAGGTTATGCCGCATAGCCTTCGGAATCCGCAGAAAGGCCTTATCCGCGGGATGATCGAATTGAGCGGAAGAGCAATTACCGTCAATAATGAGGATGTGCAGATCATGATTGTGTTGACTGATGAGGAAAAGGTGGAGTTCGCCGCGTTCGTCGCAAAAGTGGAGCGACGAATAAAAGTAAGCGGGACACGCAACATCACCGTTTTGGAAAGGAATTGAACACCACGCCTGACCCTCACTGCCCGACCTGCAGTACTGAGTTGATGGAGCATGAAGCGGGGCCGTGTCTTGACCTCTGGATTGCCTCATCCATTGGGCTGATTCCGTGCGATGCCTGGGAGCCAACGAACTTCGGCAGTGCTGGTGGACCTGCCTTTATCAAGCGGTGTCAGCATGAGAATTGTTACTCAACAAAGACTCTCGGCTCAATGAATGGGATAGTCGGCGGGTGTCCACAGTTCTCCATAAACAGGGTCTGGGCCGACGATCTTATGGAAAAGGTATGGGAGATCGCCCCGCAATCGAGCGTCGAGCGCCATACCATCACGCTCTGGTGGCACGACGCAGAGCGTGGACTGTGCTCTCAGTTGATTGACGGCAATACTTTTCCGCTGCGTGTCTGCCGTACCTTCCTCTGGCTCAACGCGCAAAGGAAAGAGGCATGATTGACCGTCAACTTCTCCTGGAAGATATTGAAACATTTCCCGAAAATGAGCGGGGATTCTATGTGGAAATCCCATTGCAAAGCGTAGATTTTACAGAAGATTTTACCGTGAGCTGGATTCTGGGAGCAGTTGACGTATAGTAACTGAAGCTCACAATGTGCGGAAGCGAGGACTCTTCCCGTTTCTTGCGTATATCTTGCGCCACTATGCGGAAGAAGGTGACTTTCCATTGACTCTCACCATCGACGGCAAACTGATCCAACTGCACCCGGTTGTGGTGGCCATGATTGCCGTCTTGATCGAAAAGCAGGAGGGGATTTGGAGGCGCGGGACTGGGAGCGTCACGCTAGATTTTGCTCCGCAGGGTGTCGCGCTGAAGGTATACGATCCGCCCATTTTTACCGGATACAAAAAGACAACGGAGGCCAAGCGGCCTTCCCTCGACAATTAGCGCTTGACATCTCGCGATTCGAAGCCATACAATAACGGCTCAGTAAAAAATCGTTCGCGGATACCTTTCTAAGCCCCGCTCGGGTTCACCCCCGGCCGGGGCTTTTTTTATTTATGCTCAGCCGAGCGCTGCGCACAGGAGACAAGGCGGAATGCCAAAGCTCAAAGCCAAACTGACGAAAAACGAATATGACGCGCTCCCGGAAGCCAAGCGCGAAGATTACCGCCAAGAGGGCGAGGAGTGGTTTCTCGATGCTGAGGGCATCGAGGACGTGAGCGGACTCAAATCGGCCCTGCGCAAACAGCAGGAAGAGAACAAGAAAATCAAAGACGAGCAGCGTGCACGGGCGGACCTCTACAAAGACCTCGACCCCGAGAAAGCCCGTGAGGCGATGAAGAAACTCGAAGAGCTGGAAAACAAAAGCCTCATGGATGAGGGGAAATTTGAGGAGTTGTTCGCCAAGCGCACCGAGGCGATGAAGCGCGACCACGAAAACCAACTCACCGCCGTACAAAAATCACTCGACGGTGAGAAGCAGCGCAACGGCGTACTAGAAAGTCAACTCTCTCGCACCCTCATCAATACCGAACTCGTCCGCAATGCCGGAGACCTCAAGATTAAATCCGAGTTTGTCGATCTCCTGCAGTTACGCGCTGAAAAAGATTGGACCCTGGACGAGCACGGTAATCCGGTGTGGAAAGTCAACGGCGAGATCAAGTATGGCAAGGACGGGCAGCCGGCCACCATGCAGGAATATCTCGGAGAGATTGTCAAAAGTCGGCCGACGATGCTGGAGCCCAGCTCCGGCGGCGGTGCGAACGGCAGTGGGCCCCGCCTGAATGGCGGGGCCTTTGTGCTGAGCCGGGAAGAGGCCAAAGATCCGGCAAAATACCGGGCCGCGAAAGCGCAGGCCGAAAAAGTCGGTGCTTCGTTCCAGATTGCGCAAGAGTAGTTTTCTTTTCCCGCGTGCAGTGAGGCTGCGCGCATTCCCGTTCACTCCGTCCTCCTGTGAGGCAGGTGGATTTGACCACACCCATAGTGAGGACGAATCATGGCCAACACGCTTGGCGTCTATGATCCAATTTTCTACGCACAGGAAGCGCTGATCTGGCTGGAGAAGGCGCTCGGCATGGCGGGCCGTGTACATCGGGGATATGATGAGACCCCACAGGACAAAGGCTCGGTCATTCAGATCCGCCGACCGATGACGTTCACCGCCGCAGCGATGCCTGCCGCCAATACCGACCTTGCCCCGGATACCGTCTCGATCACGCTCAACCAATGGCAAGGCGTGGTCTTCTCCCTGACCGACAAAGAGCTGGCCCACACCAAAGAGATCATCATCCAAGAACACATCGTGCCAGCAGCCTATGCTGTGGCAGATGCGATCGACCAGACTCTGGTCCTTCTCTACAAAGATGTTCCCTGGTTTGTGGACAATGACGGCACCACGCCGATTAAGGACTTCACCAACACATGGCAAGCCTTGTTCGATCATTTCGTGCCGCAGACTGACCTCCATTTCATGTTGAACGGCGCGCAGACCAACGTCTATCTGCAGCAGACGGCATTTAGCCAGTGGCAGGGCGCCGGTGATGTGGGCGTGAGCACGCAGCAGCGTGGCACGCTCGGCACCAAGTTTGGCATGGAAACGTTCTCCAACCAGAACGTGCGCACCCACGCCACGACCGCGATCACCGCGATTACGCAACTACAATTGAACGCCAATGCTGCGAAGGGCGACACCACTGTTGTCCTCAAGGACACTGACGCCGTGCTGGCCGGGACCATTGCCAAGGGTGACACCTTTGTCATTGCCGGCTCGACCCAGCGGTTTGCGGCTACGGCTGACGCCACGGCGGCCTCCAATCTGATTACCGTGGCCATCACGCCGGCGCTTGATATTGCCCATCTGGCCAACGACAACGTGACGTTGCGGCAAGCCAACGGCAAGGCAGAAAATCTGGCTTTTCACCGTGGCGCATTCGCCTTGGCGATGGCACCACTGTCCGATCTCGGCAATCAGCTCGGAGCGAAGATCGCCGCGGTCAGTGATCCAGTGACAAATCTCAGTATCCGCTCGCGCATGTGGTACGACGGCACCAATGCGAAAGTCTATGTCGGTTTGGATGCGCTGTGGGGAGTGAAGACCCTCAACTCAAACCTCGCCGTGCGGATGAATTCATAAGAGTTCGCCATGGCCGAACTTGCTACGATGACGGTGCGGCTGCGCTATAGTCCCAGCCGCGCCCTTGCCAACATCAACGCGCTCGACTTCGATCCGGCGCTGCATCAGCGCATGGATGAGGGTGAGCAGGAGGAAAACCATGAAGAGCGGCAAAGCAATGAGCCCAGCACCGGAACCGGCGATGAAGAACGCGGCCCGCAAAGCAAAGGTGAGCCCCCCGCCGGTGGCGACGGGCAAGCCGAAAGTCCTCATGCCCTCGGGTCAAAGAATGTCCGGGTCGATGAAAGGGTACTAGCCACGCCACATCCACGGGGACGGAGGCACTAATGGCAAGCGCAAAACAACTGGCCAACCGCAAGCGATTCGCCGCGATGGTCAGGAAGAAAGCTGGCCGGAAAAAGGCCAGCCAAAAGAAAAAGTAACATGACCGTCAAGAGAAAAAAGCCGTCGCTTGGAAGCGGGAAACGGTTTGCGGCGCTCACCAGGAAGTTCGCGGCACGGAAGGGCAAACGGAAGGTGAGCAACCCGGGTGCGTTGGCGGCATTTTTGGGTAGGAAAAAGCTAGGAGCAGCGCGGTTTCAGAAGTTGGCGACCGCCGGCAGAAAGCGCGCCGCACGAAAGCGAAAGTAAATGCCTCTGGTCCTCATCCGCGAAGACGGCTCAGCCCGTATAGACGCCAACAGCTATTGCACGGTGGCGGAGGGTGACACCTACAACCAGAGCGTGCTCTACGCCGATGCCTGGCTGAACGCGAGCACGAACGACAAGACCATCGCGCTGGTGCAGGCGACCCGGCTGCTTGATGAGATGGTGAACTGGATGGGCTGGCCGATCACGACGACGCAGGCGCTGCGCTGGCCGCGGGTGTGGGTATGGAAACGAGACCGCCTCTTTTATGAAGCCTCAGATAGTTTGCCAGTCTGGCTGGTCCAGGCAACGGCGGAATTCGCTCGCAACCTGCTGGCATCCGACCGCTTCGCGGATAGTGCGCCGGTCGGGTTCACGTCCGTTTCCGTGCCCGGGATGAGTGCCACCGTCGAACGGGCCAATCTGCCGCGTGTCCTGCCAGTGAGCGTCCAGATCCTGGTTGGTCCCTATGGGCAGGTCAATCAGCCGGGCAGCATTAGCAGTGCGCGACTGGAGCGGATGTAGCATGCGCAGTCAGGTACAAACCCTCCTGTCTCGCGCGCTGGCGACCTTCGGCGATGCACGGGAGGACGTGACCTACCAGGGCAGTGGTGGCACGTATGATCCGCTCACAGAGACCACGATGGAGGCACCCGGTGCGCTGTCACTGGAAAATGTCCTCTTCACTGATTTTCGTGTGGACCAGATTGATAACGTCACTGTGCTGTCGAAGGACAAGCAGGTGATCGTGGCTGGGCTCGGTCTCGACCCGAGCGTCTTCGTGATTGAGGGGACGTTCACGCGCAGCAACGGCGAAGTGTGGCGGATTATCAATCTCAGACTCGACCCTGCCGGGGCAATCTTTCTTTTGCACGTGAGGCAAGCATGACGACACCAAACCCGATCTTTCTGCAGAACCTGTTTCCCGGCGAGGTGGATGCCAATAGTTTTGCCTCTCTGAAAGAGGCGCTGACGTCTACGGGACAGAGCATGACCTTTGTCATTTCTTCGCCACTGGATGTGAGCACGGCAGAGGTCGATGCCGTCGTGATGACCGCCACACAGGCGTTGCGGTTTGTCGGTCGTGGCAGTCTCGTCTTTACCCCCACCCAGACGCTGGATATCAACCAGATCGAAGCGGCGCCCATCCGGTGCCTCTTTGAAAACTGCCTGCCTGCCCAGGTGACATTCTCCAGTTTTCTCCGTGAAGGCCATGCCTATCTCGAATGGTTCGGGATTGATCCTGACATGGTGGCTGGGGACTTTGTGCTCTCGGCTGGCTGGGGTACGACGGCTGCCGTCTCCGCGATTACCGGTACCTGCATGCAGATGGGGTTTACCGTGACCTCGACAGGGACCGGGCAAGACACGAGTACGATCATCACCATAATGTTTAAGCGTGGCTTCTGGAATCTTGATCCTATCGCCCTCGTCGTCATGAACGGTGGCACTGGCACGCAACGCGCCCCAACGTGGACGGTCGATAAGACCTCCCTGGTCATTACCTACGGCGGCCTGGCGGTCGCGGCGGCTACCTACAAATTCAGTGTGCTGCTGATGAACTGACATGGCAGAGAACGAGCAACACCTCATTCAGTTCACCGCCGATCTGGAGGCATTTGCCAAGCAGATCGGCGTGGAGCTTGGCACGGTGGTCAAAAAAACGACCCTCGATCTCTTAGGGAAGATCGTCGCACGCACTCCTGTGAAGACAGGTCGCGCGCGCGGCAGTTGGATTGTCTCTCTTGATACCTCGTCAGAGACAAGTCTGCCCCCCGGTGATTACCCCGCCTATCACGAGTCGAGCAGCGCCGCCAACGCGGCGGTGAGTGTCGCAACGCCGGAACTCGATGTGCTCACCGCACCAGGCGGGAATCCATACCGCACCGTGTGGATCTCGAATAATTTGCCCTATATCCAGCCCTTAAACGATGGTCACAGCACGCAAGCACCAGCGGGCTACGTCGAGATGACCGTGGCCGAAGTTGAGGCGGACATTCAGGGAACGAGCGTGATCTGATGGGTGACTTTCTCGACGAACGCACCGCCTTCATCTCACGCTTTCAGACCGCGTGGGGCACGACCACGCCGGTGCGCTGGGAGAACGCCCCGTGGGTGCAGCCGGTCGCGGTTCCCTGGGTGGCCTTCTTTCTCCGCTCCGGTGCCGGGCAACAAGCCTCGATCAATACCCGCCCGCTGCACCGCTTTGCAGGTGTGGTCATGGTGCAAGTGTTTGTCCCGGAGGAGACGGGAGAAGTGCGCGCGCACACCCTGGCCGATCAGATCGCGGCCGTGTTTCGCACGTCTGATGGTCACGGCGCGCAATTCACAGCCGGCACCCAGGGTCAGATTACCTGCCGCACTCCCTATGCGGAGACAGTCCCAGCGCGCGATGGCTGGTTTCAGATGAACGTGGTCGTGCCCTATATCCGGGAGAAGGTGTATTAGCCCGTGGAACCGCAACGCCCAGACGTGCTGCGGACGCTCACAGAGCTACCGCTCAAGGTCAAGGTGGCTCCCGGAGAACCGGCGCGGTGTGTCTGCAACCGGATGCTGGCGCAACCGAATGCAGAGGGAAAGATCGCCGGACGATTTGTGTGTCACCGCTGTAAACGGGTGATCGAGGTGTAAGCAGAGTCCCAGTCCTATTTTACTTTCTCATCGTGCTCCAGCGTGGGCCAGAGGTAGAGGAGATCGACAATGGCCAATGCTGACAGCAACCGCGTGAGGTGGGTGTACAAGCCCGAGGTCACATGGGGTGAGACGCCCGTCGCCGGCACCTACACAGAGATTCGCACCACCGGCGCGGATTTCAACCACGTCATGACAACAGCGGCCAGCGCCGAAGTGCGCTCTGACCGTCAAGTGCCCGATCTGGTGGAGATTGGCGGGAGCGCCGTCGGCTCGCTGCCTTTCGAGCTGAGCGAGACGGAGTATGATCCGTTCATGGCGGCCATCCTGGGCACGACGTTCACCGTCACGACCATGACGGCCGCCAACCTGCAAGCGATTGCCGCTTCAAGCACCATCGTGCGGGCGACGGGATCGTTCCTCACAGACGGATTTGTCGTCGGTCAGTGGGTCAAGACCACCGGGTTCACCGCTGCTGCGAACAACGGAATCTTTTTGATTACGGCGCTCACCGCCACCATTATGACGGTCTTTCCGACCGCCACCTTGGTGGACGAAGTCTCTACCGCTGGACGCAGCATCAGTGGCAAATTTGCCCGCAACGGCACGACACCCGTCTCCTATGTCTTTGAGGAACAAGACCTCGACCTCAACATCTACAACTTCTTCAACGGGATGCGTGTCAGCCAGATGGATCTCAGTTTCGCCACGCAGGCCATACTCACCGGCACTTTCGCGCTGATGGGCAAGGGGGGAAGCGTCTCCGGTGCCTCGCCGCTGGGCACGACCGTCACGCCGGCGCAAACCGGCTCTGTCATGAACGCCACTGCCAATGTGGGCACGATCTATGAAGGCACAATCGTCCCTCCCTCCACTGTACCGGCGGTGCTGACGACGGCCCTCAAGAGTGTGGCGCTGACGGTGACCGGCAATCTGCGCAACCAGCCAGCCATTGCCAATAAGTCTGGCGTTGGCATTGGGTACGGCTCGCTGGGTATCACCGGCACGCTCGTCGCCTATTTCGACTCGATCACGCTGCGCAACAAGTTCTTCAGCCACGTCGTCAGCGGGCTCTCGCTGCGCGTCACCAGCGTGACGCCGAAAACGTACATCTTTACATTGCCGAAGCTCTATTTTTCCGATGGCAACAAGCAGCAGGTGACGATTAACAACGACCTGCTCATCTCGCTGCCGTTTACGGCGGTGCGCGAACCGACGCAGAATTTCACGATGCAGATTGACATTCTCTAATCCCACAACCAGTGTCCGTGGTCCACAGGAGGCCCATGACCATGAATCTAGGCAAAACCGATAGTCTCGCCGAGCAGGAGGGCGTATGGATCGATTATTCGTACCGCGTGCCCGGCGTCAAACTCAAGATCGCCCGCGATGGCAACCCGCGTCACAAAGAGTGGCTAGAGAAAGAACTGCGGCCTTTCTTCCGTCAGTTTCGCGATGGCTATATCCCCGCCTCGATTCGCGACCCCATCGCACTGCGGGCATTGGCAAAATATATCCTGCTCGATTGGCAGGGGGTGACGACGGACGACGACCCGCCGACGGCGGTTCCTTACAGCGAAACGGCAGCGTATGCCGCGCTGAAGGAATCGACCGATTTCCGCAACGATGTGGAATTTCACTCGTTGCAGGCGGCGAACTACAAGCGCGAGCAGGACGAGGTCGAGCACGAAAATTTGTCCAGTACCTCGGCTGGTTCCTGAAGCACGGCACGACGAGTGACCGCACGCCGGCTAATGCCGAGTGGTTTGCGGCGCTGGCGCAGGAGCGCGACCCATTTACGGGCAAACCCGTGCTCAAGGAAATTCCGGCTGAAGTGCTGGACCCTGAGTTAGCGCCGCACCTGCTGCCGGTGTGGAATGCATTCGCGTTCCTCTCGCCATCACGGCCAATGGGGATGGAGGTGGGCGCGATCCCACTCACCGAGATCCTGGCCTATCTCGATGAGCACGAGGTCAGGGGGGAATGGCGGGCCGATATGGTGGCGCTCATTCGCGATCTCGATAACGCCTTCCGGGAGCACTGCCGCGCGCAGAGCGAGAAGAAGAAATAGTGGCCACCACGCTGAACATCTCGATCAACGCGACCGGGGCGACGGCCGGCGCGCAGCAGGTCAACCAGGCCCTGGGCAGCATTCCCCCGCAGGCCGGGCAGGTAACGCGCGCCGTCGATGCCGTCGCGAGTTCTTTGCAGCGGATCGCGCAAATTGCCGCCGGCATCACGCTCGCCGGTCTCTTTCGCGGTCTCATCAGTGATGCTGAGGGACTGGTCAAGCAAGGCATCAGTTACAGCGCCACGCTGGAGCGGTCCCGGCTGGGCATCGCAGCCCTGCTGCAAGGGACCACGCAACTGGTCGATGCCTCGGGCAAACAAGTCTCGACCTCAGCAGCCTGGACGGCCAATCTCAAAGAGGCTGGGGCACTCCAGGAGAAAATTGCCCAAATGTCCGCGTCCACCTTAGGGACACAGCAAGAGTTGCTTGATGTGTTCCGCAACGTGCTGGCCTTCGGTCGCGGCCAGGTCGCCACCGATAACGATCGATTGCAGGCCGCGCAAGGCATTCTGAATATCAGTAAGCTGCTGGGCTTGAATGACGCATTGGTCGAGAACCAGTCGCGTGAAATTTTCACGCTCTTGCGCGCGCAGGGACAGATTGTCTTACAGACGATCGGCATCACGGTCGAGCAAGCGCGGCAATACAAGGCGCAGGGGACGCTCATCCAGGAACTCAACGCGCATCTGGCGGTCTATAACCAGCTCGCAGAAGGGGCTGCCCTGACCTGGGTCGGGCTGACTACCACGGTCAGCACCTTTAGCAACTTGACGCTGGCGGCGAACTTCGCCGGCGTGTTTAGCGCGATGAAAGAGGTATTGATCGGCGCCCGCGATGAGCTGGATAAGTTGCGGGCAGCGGGCGAGTCCGTGCCGGTCAATGTCGATACCCAAACCTTAAGACAGGCAGGGGCATTTGCGGCGGACTTATGGGACTGGCTCGTCAAACTGGCGGCGAAAAGTACGGTCGTCGCCATTCAGGTCGTCACGCAAGCCACCTCTACTGCACAGCCGGGAGGGATCACCAGTAAGGGTGTCGGTTTCGCTGCGGCCAAGCTCGGTACTCTCGCATTGTCTGCGGCGATCAGCGAGGCAAGTGATGTACTGACGATTTTGACCGCGGCACTGCATGCGACGGAAGGAGCAGCGTTAGCGCTGATGGCACCGTTTGAGGCAGTGGTTGGGCAGACGGACACGCTGGACCTGGCCTTGCAAAAAGGTCAGCAAGCGTTGGATGAATGGAATGGGGTCGCAGGGAAAACCGGGGCGCAACTCACTGCGCTGACAACCCAATGGCATCAGTTACCCGACTCCGTCAACCTGGGAACCGTCGCCTTTGAAGCGCTCGGTGGGGCCTATGTCTCACTCGAAGGTAGCCAGAAAAGGCTGAGTCTCTCACAAGACGAGTCAAACAAGGCCGTAGCGGCCGGGGAGAAACTTGCCACGGAGGCCGCGAAAGCATATGTCGAACTGGCCGTGGCGCTGGGCAAGGTCACCGGCAGTTCCGAGGGGATACAGGCCTCCTTTCAAGCCCAACTCCAGCAAATTGAGGCGCAGCGCCAGCAAGCCTTAGCGCTGGCGAAAGCCAGCAACGTCAAGGACACGAGCGAGATAGATCGCCGGGCCAGTGACGCCACGACCCTGGTCGTGCTCAAGAATGAACAGGACAAAAGCGCGGCGGCGCAACTCCGGTCTGAGCAGTCGATCAAAGCCACACAAGCAGAGTTTGCGGTGGAGGCCGCCACCGCGGAAGGGCGCAAGACGCTCCTGCAAGGGCAGGTCGCGCTTCAGCAGGCAAACCTGACCTTGCTCCAGCAGGCCAATGCGCCGTTGGCGGCGCAGCAGGCGGCGCAAGACAAATTGCTGAGCACACAGCAACAACTCGCCGCAGCCGGCGTGAGCGCAGCCCAAGCGAATCAGGCAAAAGCCCAGGCGGATCTCAACGGGCTCTTGCAACAACAGGTCGAGATCACCACGCGATTAGGGGAAGCGCAACGACTGGGTGGAGACGAGGGTGCAGCCCGGGCGGCGCAAGACCAGAAGGATCTCACTGCCACAAATCTCAAGATCCAGGAAGCGACGGCGAATGTAGCGCAGGCAGGAACGGCGGTGACGGCAGCGCAGAATCAGGTAGCCGCCGGCACGCTACAGGCCCAACAAGCCGCTATCGCCCTGACCGATCAATTCATCAAGCAGGCGCAGGTACGGGCGGACGCAGCCAAAAGTGCGGGTGATTTGCAACAACAGTCCGATCTGAACGCGATCGCGAATCAGAAAACGGTGCTCCAGGCTGACCAGCAGCGATTGACGGCAGAGAAAGAACTGGCGGTGGCATCTGGCGCGAGTGCGCAAGAAATCTTTGCCATCACGCAACGGGAACTGGAGGTGCAGCGTCAATTGATCGTTGCTGACCAGCAAGCGATTCAAATAAAGCTGACCCAAGCACAAGTAGACCTCGCAGCGGACGCGGCACATGTCGATGCCCTACGCCAGCAACTGGCAGCCATTCAAGACATTAACAGTGCGCAGGGTGGTGTCCAGGCGCAAAATACTGTTACCGCCCTGGCGGCAGCGACAGCGCAATATAGTAAACAAGCAGAAACCGTCAACACACTCAACACTGAATTCGGCGACACCGTTACCCATCTTCAGACCATTGGCATCCAAGGCCGCACCGCCTTCCAGACCCTGCAAAACGAACTCGCGAAAACTGCCTTCATCTCGCAGAACAGCATTGGCGCGATGCTGGAGCAGGTCACCACCGGCATCTTGCAGGGGACGCAGTCTATCGGGAATATCCTGTCGAGTGTCGGCCAGGGGCTTGGGGTCAAATTCTTCTCGCAGTTGATTGCTGGGAAGCAGCAGAACCTCGACGTGCCGCTGATCGGCAATATCTCCAAGCTGGTGTTTGACAACGGCGGGGGATTGATAGGCTTTTTATTTGGGCAGGGCGGCGCAATTTCCGCAACAAATTTTGTCAGTGGTTTTCAGGGCATCTTTAATGGGACAGGGGCCGGTTCGATATTTACGAGCCTCGGCCAACCGGCGAGCAGCGGAGGCGGAGGGCTGTTCGGCAGTCTTGGAAATCTCTTTAGCAATGCTGGATTTAATGCGGCGGGCAGCTTCGTGCAATCCTTCGGGCAGGCACTCCCTATCATCGGAGTGAGCATCGGACTCGGGCAGATATTCGCAAAAATCTTGGGAGGGGGACAAGGCGCAACTATCGGTGGCTTTCTCGGTCCTCTTGGGGCTGGCCTCGGCGCACTCTTCGACGTGTTTTTTGCTCACACGCCGACGCAAGGCACGCAGATCCGCGCCTCAGTCAAGGACACACTCACGAGCTGGAAAGTCTCCTTTGCCGCCGAGATCGACAGCGGCAATTACTTCTTCGAGGACACCAAAGCGCTGGCGGCAAAGATGTTCGGCGGCGACTTCCTGGCGGCGAGCAAGGACGTACTCACGACTAAGGCCGGGCCGGAGATCGCCAAGCAGTTGCAGGCGCTCGGAACCTTTATCACGGCGGACCAAGCGATGAAGCTCGGCAAGTCTGTCGAGCAGACCGGGACGACCTTTGGCAACATGCTCATTGCGAACCTCGGCATTGATAAAATCCCCGCTGCCATCGCGGAGACCATCAGCAAGGGAAACATCACGTTCCAGGCCCTGACCGACAAGCTGACCAGCGTATTTCAGGCCGGGAAAATCGGCGCGGACTTCTACAAAGACGCCATTATGGGCGCGGTCGGCCTCTTTACCACCGACCTCCCCGCCGGCATCGACATTGCCAAGATCGCAATGGACTCCTTCACCAAGGACGGGATTTTCGACCTTGAGGTATTCAAAGCTAAGATTCTGGACGTGAGCACGGCGGCCAAGAACATCCAGGACTCGCTCACTAAGGCGATCACAGAAGGCATCTCAGGGAACCTCACGACGGCCCAGGTTGAGATCAATTTCAAGACGAACCTGCAACAGGTGATTCGGGACGAGCTGATAGCGAAGACCATTGCCGAGGGGATAGGAGACGTGTTCAAGGGCATCGACCTGACCAAACCGCTGGACTCCGCAACGATAGACCTGCTGGGTACGCGCGTCGGCGTGGTTTATGACAACGTGAAAAGTGTGTTGGGAGCGGCGGGAGCGTTGCCTGACGCTTTCAACAAAACAACCACCGCCGCAACGAGTACGGGTGACGCGGTCGAAAGTATCCTCAAGGGGGTCGGCCTCACTGCCAGTCAGATTGTTGACGTGCGCAGTGCTTTCGCGAACCTCAAGCTTCCAGAAAATCTCAGTGGCATCGCAACGCAAGACGCGGATGCCGTCAAGAAAGCCTTTGACGACGCCCTTGCCTCAGCCGGACTGACCGCCGACCAGATCACGAAGGTGGATGGTGCGTTGCACTCGGCGGGACTGTTCGCGAAGGACTTCGCGGCTGGCCTGAAGGATGCCGCAAATGCCAGTGCAGACCTAGCAGCGGCGGCGAAGGATGCCACGGCGGCGGCAGACCTGAAGGGCGGAGCCTTCGCGGCTGACATTCGCTCCGCCGCATCCACGGCCATCTCAGACGGGATCAAGAACGGCGCAAGCGCGACCGACATTGGCGCATCCTTCACCAAGGGCCTAGAAAATTCCATCGCGACCTCGATCACAAATGCCGTCATTACCGGATTCACCAACGCCGCCCTCACAAGTAGTGCGCTTGGTCCGGCGCTCGCGAAAATAACGGATCTCGAAAACTCCTACATCGCGGGCAAGATCGACCTCTCCACTTTCACCAAGGGCATCGCCGGGGCGTTCGCGGCGGCTAAGCCGGAGATCGAGAAGTTGGCGGCCGCCATCGGCGTCACGGGTGACGAGTTACGCAAGGCACTGGGTCCTCTTCTCGGGGATGATGGTACAGGTGCACATCAGCAAGGATTTATTAATAACCCTCTCAATGACCTGCTCGGTCCGCTCGCAGATAAGCAAAAGGCGGTGACCGACCAGACGAGTCAAACGGCAGACGCGGCGAAAGCAGCAGCGGATAATACTGGTGCGATGGTGGATGCTTTGCAAGCAGCACTGAAGGCAGCAGGAGGAAGTGCAGAAGAAATTGCGAAAGTGAAGGATGCGATGCTCGCTGCCGGTGCATCTGGAGGGAATCTCACTGACGCGCTCGGCGCTGCGGCGAAGGCGGCTGGGCTCTCTCTTCCTGAGCTAGCGAAAATGAAAGATTCGCTGGGATTGGCAGGGGACGCCGGCAATGCGGTCGCAAAGTCACTGGCCGATGCCCTGGCAAAATCCGGGCTCTTGCCGCCAACGCTCAAGGATGCCGGGAGCGAGGCAGACGGGATACGGGGCGCGATGGAGAAGGCGTTGGCGAACATCACCTCCTCCGCCTCGCAGGCCCAGGCGCTGGCAACCGCCCTGCAAAATGCAGCGATCGCGAGCGCCACCATCCACATCCCTGCGGCTCCGGCCGCGACTGGACATGCGGGTGGTGGCCTCGTTGGCGGTTCGGGCACGGGTGACACGGTGCCGGCCATGCTCGCCCCTGGTGAGTTTGTCGTCAACGCGAAAGATGCGCAGAAGCACCTCGCTTTACTCGCGCAAATCAACGCCGGCATGGAGGTCGCGCACTTTGCCACTGGTGGGCCCGTCGGTACGGCACCGCATAATTTTATCGAACGTGCGTTAGCGGATCCCACTGCTGACTCTCATCTTGTCGATTCTTTGAAGTCCATGGGGTTTGCCGCAAAGACGGCGGCAACATCCGTGCAAGACCTCGCCAAGCAGATTGATGCGCTGGCGCAGGCGCGTATTGCGATCGGCACGACGCTCGCCGAGCAGCTCGGGCAGATCGGTGCCTTATCGGCTGAGGCCGTGGCCAAGGTCAAATATGATGCGATCAAAAATCAGTTGCAACCGCTGCTCGATCAGTTCAACGCGGGGACAAAACTCTCACTTGAGGACCTGGCCAAAGCCCAGACGCTCACGAATCAGCTCCGCACTACTACAGTGGACCGCTACACGGCGGAGGTGGCATCGCTGCAGCAGATACAAAAAGACTGGCAAACGACGACCAGGACCATCCAGGACGCCATTACCAGCATTGTCGCCAAGGGACCTGGGAGTAGTGGGACCGAGCAACTTGCGTTTCTCCAGATCCAAGCCGCTCAGTTGCGCGCGCAGATCAAGACTGCGGCTCCGGCAGATCAGCCGGCGTTGGTGCAGAGCCTGGCGACGAATTTACAGAATCAGGTGCAAACCGCATCTACCTTCCTCTCAACCAGTGACCAGCGATTCGCCAATTTGCGCGATGACGTGGTGAAGGAGTTGCAGGGATTGCAGGTCGTGGCCTCTCACCAGGTAGACACCACGGCGGCGGCCATCGCCGACTTGCGCACGGCAACGGTGACAGCGTTGCGCGCCCTGGCCGCGCAAGAGGATGCCCTGGCAGTAGCCCAGATTGCGATCCTCCAAAAACAACTTGATGCGATGACGCATCCAGTCTCACGCACGCCCCCAGAGACAGTCCCTAACCCTC